ATCTGATAATCTCTGACTGAAATCATTCAGAATACCAACATTCATATCATTCTTGGAAACCTTATCCCTAGTAACTCCAAGAGTCGTATCAACACTAAATCTGTTGACATCTCTTACATCGCCACTAAGTTTAGAGACCTGACCATACAAGGTGTCTCCAGCTATCAAAGTTCCTATAGTATCTCTAAGTCTAAGTTGTCCAATATTTCCATTCCAACCATTTTCCGAAACATAACCTTCAAATCTAGTAGATGTTACTTTCTCACCAGAAATATACTTGGCATCATCAATAATTGTCATATTGAACTTTGCCATGTCATTGTAATTGACAATGGAACCTAAAGTGAAATCATCGTCATAAGAACCCAAAGTAACAGTAGAAATGCCAGGAGCAGAATTCATACTGAAGGTAATTGTATTATTTGCAGTACTTACACCTGTTACATTGTAGAAAGTATAATCATAATCAGCAGAGTTGAAATTGCCCTCTCCATTTGTTATAGAAGATGGTTTCAATCTACATCCTTCAACAAATACCTTATCTCCAATTGCAAATGGCAAGGTAGTCACAGTAGATGCAAATCCAGTTGTTACTGGAATGTTAAACTGTGCATCCAACAATAACTCAACAGTAACAGCTGTTCCATTGTGTGTTATAGCATCGATGTCATATCCATTAGAGTTATTGGTCGTAATTATGCTTAATGGTTCTTTAAATTCATAAGCATTTTCAACAACATCTACTCTATCAACAGATCCACCTTCTATATGTGCGGCAATCTTTACATTGTTATTACCACGAACAGCAAGTTTAGGTGGTTGATTGTATCGTATACCACCATCAGAAACTTCAATTTGATTTATCCTAGCAATACCACTTATATCAACAATTGCAGGAACACTCAAGAATGGTAATAATGTAGGATCAGTAGGATAATCAAATCCATCTTTGATCCTTTCAATTGTATCAATTTGACCGATTTCTGGAGAAGATACTTTTACAATTGCATCTTTACCCTGAGTACTAGCAAAACCAATAACTTTAGGTAGAATAGTATATCCTTTGCCTGGGAAGTTAATCTTGGTATTAGAAATTGGGCCTCTAGCAGTAGGAGAAGTTGTACTGTATGTGATAGTACTTACACCTGTTCTAGAAACATATTTTTGAGAATCTAATGGTTTTTCTATCAGATTGAACGTGAAAGTCGTATCATCACTTCTTATAACTTTATGTTCATTCTTTATAACAATATTTCTGAATGTTATGTTATTTCTCCCAGTAACATCAGTATCAGATGATCCATATGTTTTTCTTGAGTCGGAAGGAACAACAGGCGTCAAATTATAGAACGATTTACTTGGCCATTCAATATCCGTCCTAACAACTACAGTAGCAGCAACAGTTCCAGAAATACCATTTCTTGTAATGTTAAATCCAGTGGAACTTGTACCATAAACATCAAGTCTAGAGTTAAAAGTGACATCCTCAAAGAAGTCCAATCTCATATCCAAGAGACTTTGATCAGAAACATCAAAAGTAATTGTATTTCCAGTCGTGAAACTTAATGGTGGGTTAATCTTAGCAAGATAACTTTGATTACCAGATTGAGATTCAGTTACCGTTGTTATTGCTACAGGATTAGAAGAAGCAACATCGGATTTATATTTACAGAGTTTTATTGACTCAGGATCCTCTCTAAGAACAAAATAAGTCTCATTATTTAACAATCCAGTAATGCTATTGCCACTATCATAATAAACAACTTTATCACCACTCTGTAAGTCCTCGTTGCTGATGTTTATTTGAGTCAAATCAGGAGAGAAACTTGTATATGCAAATCCCACTTTCTCTGTGGTTACTTTTGCAATAACAGGATCATATCTGAGAGAAATAGATTCAGCAGATTTAGGTAATGCATCTAATGTAATCGTATCTCCAGTCAAAAGACCATGAGCACTAGAAACACCCACTTCTCCATAAAATCTTTCTGCCTTTGCAGTTACTTTTGGATAATTGGTTGTAAGTGAGTGTGCAAAACCAGAATTAGAAGCAGGTGAATAGAACCATATAGCATCTCCTGTTGTACAGAATCCTGCAGTTGCCAATCCAATATAATCTGGTTCAAAGTTAACTGCCCAAACATCTCCATCAGGAAGAACCATAGTTCCTACACCAGAAGTTGCACCAGCACTAGTTTTTGCCCAAACAATAGATGTTCCACCAATTCCCATGTTATAGGTTAAATTCTGACCAGTAAAGAATGTATGATCCTTGATATAAATTCTTTGTTGCGGCACAAACCTGTTTTCTACAGTTTGTGTCCCTGCAGTACTTAAACCAGTAAGAGTTATATCATAATGTGACCCTGTAGAACCAACACCAACAGTTTGTTGCGGGTTAAAGTAAGTCGCATAGTTATCAAAAGTAAATTGAGTTACTGTAGAATTTCCAACTGGGAATGAGAATTTCTTTGGTTGTAATACAACATTATTTGCCCCAGCTGCATGTGTCATTGCAGCACCAACATAATTCTCTCTGTTTACAAATAGTCTGGAGAATTGTTCATCAACATTAGTTACTAATAGTGTTTCGGTTCCTATACCAATGTGATCACTAGGAGAAAATCCTCTAGTATCTGTTACAAGTATATGAGTAGTAACTCCTGTATTTGTTACATTGTCTAAGAAGGTTGCCAATCCAACAGTTCTACCAATAACAGTAACCTTCTGAGGCCCATTAAATTCAGTAAACTGTGATGTATCGATACCACTTAAAACAATGGTTTCTCCACTTGCAATTTCATGTGGAATTGTTGTTACACCAACAATTAAACTTTTCTCTTTTACTAGTTCTGTGCCTACAAATGTACTAATACCAATCGTTACAGTCTCTACGTCTTGACCAAGTAATTCACTTACAACAATACTAGCACCTGTTCCATCCGTTCCCCTATTATCCAAGGTAAGGGGATCATCCATTTTATAACCGTCACCTTTTGCAAAAACAGTTACAGAGGTTATTCCAGCACTCTTTGTTTTTCTAACTTCAAATTCTTGTTTTAGAGCATCCTTAACATCATCAATTAACTCATAATCTGAGTTACCATATGTTAGATAATATGGCGATATATTTCTAGTAAGGTTTCTAGAAGCAATATCGATATCTTGGTTGAAGAAAGTAACAAAGTTCTCTTCTACTGGAGTATCCTTAAATGAACCACCAACCAAGTATGGGAACTTGGGTTTAGCAACACCACTAGAGTCAACATCAACACTATAGAAATATGCATAAGTTCCATCGGTGAACTGTGGGGTTACGCAATACCTTCCACCATGTTCATCTAGATCGCCAGAATTGTCAAAAACGTAATCATTAACAAAGTATCCAAAGGCAAAGCCTGGAGGTCTTAAACCTGTTCTAGGAGTAGTATCAAGAATATATCCACTACTTAGTCTAATAACTGAACCACCAACTGCATTTTGATATCCATAAGGGCCGTAAATTGGATTACCGTCATAAGCAAATCCCAATACTGGTGAGTGGAAAGCATTAGGTGTTTCTAAGTTACCAGAATCAATGTTATCTCCAAGCTGATATCTCAACTTCTGTGGAGGATACATTCCTATTGTTTGTAACTGATATTCTGGGTTTGTACTTGGTTTAGTTAAGATGGAATCTTCAACACTAATAATGTTTTCATTCTTCTGAACTTGGTTAAGCTTCCATTCTCGAACATCAGCAATAAACTTAGCAGATTTACCTCTGTTCTGTAAATCTAAAGTAGTATTACTAGAAGCATATCCAACACCACCATCAAGTACCTGAATTCCTGTTATTTTGTCATTCTGGATAATTGGTCTAATATCAGCAAAATCTCCTGTTGGACTGTAGATAATGATATCAGAATCTTCTCTATATCCTTGACCAGAAGCAAGTATCTGAACATCAACAATAGATCCACCAATAATAATTGGTTTCAATAATGCTTGATATACAACAGTTGAAATACCAACATCAGGCCTTCTTTGGAAGTCCATGATATTAGTGCAACCATAACCAACTCCACCTTCTTCTAGATAAACACTTTCAATAGATCCAAGAACTAAAGGTGATATCTCTGGTTTGATGATAGTTGTACTACCAATAGCAGATAAACTTTCTACATTTACTACTATGGGTGGATATTGTATAGTATGTTTACCAGTGCCCAGCCCACGAATTACAGCGCTTTTATTTTTGTTATAATTCGTAAGATCTCTTTGTGTTGAAACGCCAACATCACACAGTCTAAACCTATTGGTATCAATCGTTTTTACTGCATATTGTGTGGCAGTAGAAAGACCAGAAGCAACTGTCCCTGTAGTGGAATATTCAACAATCTCACCATTACTAAAGTTGTGGTTATATGCAAGAATATAATCATCAGAGGTACTAATACCCGATTGAGCATCACCATTAACAGGCCTTGCTTGAACGATAATCTTCTTGTTTGAATATCCAGAACCACTTTCCTTAACGTAGATCTTCGTTATAGTGTTTTTCGCATTAAGTGAAGTGAACTTATGGAAACCAAAACTAATATTTCCTAAGTTAGCAGTATTAATTCCAACTTTAGCGTCTTCTGAGTTATTGTATAACTTGATTTTCTTTTCATTCACTACTCCAACAAAGTAAGTAGATCCACTAACGATATTAACAATAGGAGTATTACCTCTTGCATCATAAACAACGCCTTCACCAACTTCAAAGTTATGTCTTTCTTCAAATGTTACCGTTTCATCAGTAGTATTGACTGATGTACCATCTGCCTTGAAGTTTGCTACAATTCTACCCTTTACAAGATTAGACTCAAGAACAGCGCCAGATCCATTGCCACCACTGACTGTAATCTTGGGTTTTTCCTGATATCCAATGCCAGGGGTGATTAACTTAACTTGTCTAAATGATCCAGAAATATTTGCATGACCAATAGCACCTGATCCTTGTTGATCATTGATGATTAAAGGAGGTCCTGTTATAACATCGTAATCTTTGCCAGGATTAGTTACTTTTACGTCAGTAATATCACCGTGGAAAATTTGTTCGTCAAAAACAGTTGGAGGAAACAGTTCAACACCGTTAGCCATCAAACCTACGGCTCTATTATTAACTTCTCTTTTGTTTGGATCGTCAAATAATGTCCTTTCTTTAATGTATGGATACTTTCTAAGAATTTTCTGATTCTTAAGTGTCTTATCTTCCCACCCAGACTTATAAATGAATTGACCAGTAGTACTAGTCTTAAGGGCAATATACTTTTTAGCAAATACGTCAGGTCCACTGAATGAAAGGTAGAATTCAGATTGGTTAATACTGGTTACAAAATAGATACCACTACTGATTCCACTATTGGTAGTGTTATCCCAATAGATTTTATCCCCAGTTACATAATTGTGGTTTAAAGGGGTGTTTGCAGCGGGATCGGAGGATTGGATGGTATATGTATAGCCACCACCTAATAGAGGTGTTCCAAACCCATCTGTGACCTCTACAGAGTTACTCTTAACCCATACCTTATTGTCAGTTGCAAAAATAGGGTAATTGGGTAAACCAGATGAGGCTACGTAGAAATATTTTTCATCTTTATCAAGATAACTGTTTTGAATACCAACTGGATAATTATCTACTCCAGTAAAGTAACTAGAATTGTGAGAAGCCTTAGTAACTGTTTTGGTTATAACGCTTGCATTAATTGGCGGAGTTCCACTAGTCTGAACAACAATAGTATTTGAATATATTTGTGCTACATTAGTCGAATCGAACTCAATCTGTTTGATAGTAACAGGAACAGAATCTCCAACATCATTTTTAATGTCTAAAATCTCATCAATATAGAAAACGCAAGAATCATACAAACCAATTCGGTAAGTATTAACGTTTACCTGATTAAGAGTAGCAATACTATGACTAGAGGGAATATTATAGATCCAATTATTGAAGTTCGCACTGTCGCCTAGATCTTTACCGAATGATAACAACTTAAGACTATCCCCAAGTTGCATGTTAGTAGATTTAGTTGTATCTACTTTATCAATAACGTTTACAAGTCTAAATTCAAGTTTAGAAGTCTGCCCATATCCCGCATAAGCATATGCAAGTTTATTCTCAAGTATATCTGCACCAAAAACTAGAGAAGTGCTAATACCACTTACTCCTAAAAATTGATTTAAAGTCTTATCAGTATAAGTTAAGTTCAGGAAGTTTGCACCTTCTCTTGGTTTCACTAGAAGAGTACCACTTCTACCAAATCCAACTGTAGAGTCTACAACAAGAGTTTCCGAATTAACAGAAGTCAATTCCAATGCCTTTGTCTTACCAGGCACTTGGAAAGTACCGTCAAAAGAAGTAGAGTCTAATGATACCTCATAGAACTCCTGTTGATTAATAGGACGATATTCTACGTTGTAAATTGAAGCACTAACTGTTCCAATCCCAGTAACATCTTGATATAAGAAGTTACCAACTGTTTCTAAAGGTTGTCCACCAAACAGGTTTTCTAACAGAACATGTTTAGTTTTGAAATATACGTTATCAGAAGGAACTAATGTTCTTTCAATTGGTTTGATGAGTTCAATATCCTCACCATAAAGAAGTTTGAATAGGATCTGATAAGATGCATCAGTTCCCTTCGACATATAGAAGTCTTTTGCCCTTGTTAGGACATTAGTGACTGATGTTCCAGATATAAACGATCTATTCTCAAAGCCTGGAAGAAATTCTGTCTTAAACTTAGTAAAGAAACTCTGTAAGAAGAGATTACTTAAATTAGTTACTACAGAACCTGTTACATGTGATGCAGCATCTGTTTGTGCAAAATTCAAAAACTCTGCAGCATCTTCTTTCGATATCTGATCTATTCCACTAAATCCTCTTGCACATCCATCAAACGTAGTATCAGTTTTTGATGTATATGTAATAATCTCATTATCAATCTTCAATAGACCATAAGTATCTGGCCAACCCATAGTAGAGGTAACTACTACTTGAGTATCACCAGCAAAACACCCTTGACTTAAAATTGTTGCTGGTATTAACGTTTGATTATTAAAAGCTCCAATCTTTCTATACTCTGGCAGATTGTTAGCTAAATCCGCTACACCAGATTGATGTTCTTGTGATTCGTAATATTGATTTAGAAAAGCCCCAAATAGAGGTGACTCCTGAGTTAGAAATTCAGGAATCTGAGATTCTATGACATGAGAGACTTTAACTCTTTTAATATCCGTCATTTATCTTGTATAGATTGATTCGCTAGCATAACTAGAGGTTTTGACGTATGATGTAGCAGATGTATTTTCACCAGAAGAGATAACGTCTGGTAAGGCACTAACTGAACTGTTTCCAACATCCAATTGTAAATACAAATCCTTTAAGGCAATAACGTCATTAGATTCGGGAATAGTTTCAATTTCAATAACCCCGTTCGCTAATGAAGTACCTGTTATATTTACCACATCCAAAATAAGTTCGCCATGAGTATAATCAACAGTTCCTGCATCATTTTTGACAATTAGAGGAACATTATTAACGAGTTTGAAGAATACAAGTTTTCCTACAGTCGTTCCAGTGGTAGGAACATCACCAAGATATAGAGTTCCATCAATACCACTTACCGTAAACCCTGTTGAACGCACTCCATATCCGCCACATTGCATATAGAAACCATTTCCGTAGCAAAGTTCATAAGTTGCGAAAGTATTGAGTTCGGGGGTTATATCCCTCCTCATCTTGACCTTTGTAATATTAGACGTAACACCTCTTGCAGAATCATCTATTAATCCAACAACTTTACTGTATTTGAATCTACCACCAAAATCATTAATATCTGATGATGAAGAATACGTCGTTAATGTCTTAGTTACAGCTGTAAGTAATTCTGTAGCATCTGACGTTGCGTTGGTATTATAATAAACGGAAGTATCGACTTCAACGAAGAGATACTTGAGATCAATAATTTCTGGTTTAATTCCAGCAATAGAATATTGTTTTAATTGTCTAGAAATGTCATCTTTCGTGATTTGCGATAAGAATGAACCATTTTTGGGTTTTACCGAGATAAAGACCTTACCATACTCAGGAGGATCGAGTTCTTCTCCGCCGTAGGCCGTCACAGACTCAACGTTTGGATATACGAACGGAATTATCCCCGCATAGTCATTGGCGGTCACGGCACGGTATTGTGAGGAGTATATACGAGGTGCAAGATACTTAATTGTACTTACGGACTCAATATTATCGCCTTGTTCCGATTTTTGAGTTGTTGTTAGGAGTGAAATACCGCCAGAAATTGTTGTATTGGTATCATCCTTCAAAATACCCACAAATGAGAAGTTTCTAGCGTTATTTCCCAAAGCACCGTTTGTTACGATGTAGGATACTGAGATAACTGCTCCAGCAGGAGGTTTTTTACCAATAATTCCGTCTCCAAAGAGGATTTCATAGTGCTCATCCTCAATTTCTTGAATTAGGAATAGTTTAGATGTAGCATCAACTCTTAAAATGTTGTCATAGAGCTCATAAATCTCATTTGTTGTCGATTTGACAGTAACACGAATAGAAGTAGTGTCAACATTCGCATTTGGAAGAATAAATCGTTGATTTGGTTGAGAATAATCGATTTGGAAGTTCTTTGTAAGGTAAACTCCCTCATAAATCGTTAAATTCTCGAAATTTGCAATATTATTTTCACCAGTTGTAGCAACAAAGTCATCTGGAATGGAAAATATGTAAGAACTTCCTTGTTGAGTACCTAATGAAACTTGTCCTGCCTTTAAAGTTAATATTTTGGTGTCATTTGTACCCAAGTCTACACTAAAATTCACCACAGCTTGTGCAGATCGGGATGATCTTGGTACATAACCAATATTTCTTGCTAGTGATACTACATTTTCTCGTAATGTCGCACTATCAAGGAAGCATTCATTAACTGCCATGTTAGTGTTGTAGGCAGTAATGTATGAGTTATACGCTAAAAGGTCAATCAACGTTGAAAAGTTAGATCCCTCAAAGTCAAAATCAGAGAAATCGCTGTTTACACGAAGGTAATCCTTGATTTGGGCCCTTAGATCAGCAAAGTCTAGGTTGGTAAACTGGTTAAAAGACATTATATTCTAGTTGATTGAAGAATAAATTCTATATTTTGTCTGGGAAACGCCAACCCGACAATATCATATGATATGGTTACTGTTAATTCATTAGTATCCAATGGATATATCACAGATATATCTGGATTAGCAATTCTAGGTTCAAAGTTTTCGAGTAGAATTGAAATATCATCTTCAAGAACTATAGCCGTGTCTGGATCTTGGTTCTCAAATAGTGAATCTTCAAGTGTACTCCCTATTAATGGGTTATAGAAACGCTCACTGACCCTTGTTCTGACTAAATTTGTTACTGATCTCTTAATTGCAGCTTCATTTGTGAAGACACCAATGTCATCCGTCACAGGATGGCGGACAAATGAGAGACTAATATCTTTAAAAGCCTGACTACTTCTTAACGTTTGGTCAACTTTTGGCATTAGGTTGACTCTTCATTCAATTTTTGCTTTCTTTTAGTGTCTTGGAGGTAATCTCCTACAACTTCACGCAACAAATCATCGGATTCTTCGGGTTGATCGATTAAATCCAATTTATTAGAGCTAAGATAGTCAATTTTGATATGATCGTTATGCATTTTCGTAACAAAGGTATATCATATTCTATTTAGCGACAAAAAAACACCTCTAGGTTAAGTAACCTAAAGGCATTTCCTTGATTTTAGTTTTTTCTAACCTGCAGCTAGTGGAGATTGTGCAGTATTGTTGATTGCGGCACTCTTTTTCCGTGCTTGGGCACTTACATCGTACTGTCCTACGGTCTTTCCACTTCCACCACCAACGGTGTTTACGTTAAGGGGTGCTTTTGTTGGATCTGAATCTGCCATTACTACTCCATTTTACTTGATCGTACCTCTATTTATAATTTTGAGGTGTACGCGCCGCTGTTTTTACGCCGAAATTTTACTCTGGGGACGCTCTAAGACGTTGAGGAGATACACCTTCACTAATATGAAACTGTAATCTCTCTTCGGCCTGTTCCTTGGTTAGGTGTTGATCCCTTTTTTCATCAGGGATCCCCCAACCATTAGTGCCCAACTCCATAACCTTGTATAAACGGTTTGTAGAACCATATGAATAGTTATTCATCATAATTAGATTATGCGAGTTTTCTCATGACCAACACGGATCTTTGGATCACACCAGATCTCAAATCCTGCTTCTTTCGCATCGAGACAGAAAGAAACGTCTTCTCCACACATATCTTGGACTTCTCCAGAATCAAAGACTTGCATCTTAGGAGCAAACCAAGGATACTTCATCTCCTCATTTTCAAAGACTCCATGTTTAATGAGTAGCCAACCAAAACCTGTGTAGTCAACT